TACCCGAAGAAAACGAAAAATCCGAACCCTTCTCCAATCGGAAACAGGTTCGGATTTTTCTTGTTTGGTGGGCGCGGGTGGATTCGAACAACTATTCTTTCGGCCTGTCCATTCCTGCCGTGTCAGAAAATGCAGCATTCAAGCCACTTTTCGGGCACGGCACGGAATGCGCGGTGCACCGCCGGAATGGCTCGAACATTAAAAGTGGGTTGCAAAGTGGGTTATTTTTCGGGACCCGGCGCGTACTCGGACAGCACGCCGGAGACGGCCTGCGCGGTGGCGTCATCGCGGCCGGTGACGGCGTGGGAGTACCAGCCGTAGGTGTCCATGCTCTTGCTGTGGCCCACGATGCGGCGCAGCTGTGCGGGCGGCACGGCGTCCTCGATCATGCTCACAAAGGTGTGCCGCAGCTCGTACAGGCTGACCGGCGGGTCGATGCCGTTGCAGCGCTGGTAGACCCTCCAGTAATTGTACAGGCTCTGCTGGTTGGACAGCAGAAAAAGCGGGTCATCGTCCCGCAAGGGGCGCTCCTCTTCCTGCGTGCGCTGCTGCAGCTGGGCGCGGATTTCGGCCACAGCTAGAGGGTGCAGCACCACCGTTCGGATGGCGTTCTCGTTCTTGCCGCTGGTCTCTTCGTTCTGGCGGTTGATGGCCCGCCCGATGTGCACCCGGTCACCATCCAGATCGCCCACACGCAGGCCCAGCAGCTCACCAGGGCGCAAGCCGGTCATGACCGCGATGCGGTAGGCGTGCACGTTCTCGTCCTGCTCCACTTTTCCACGCACCACACGGGTGTCTGTGGATAAGAGCACCCGCAGACTGTCCGGCTGCAGGATTTTCCGGCCCTTCAGGCGGGCACCCTTCGGCACGGTCAGATCCTCGTCCTCCGGGCGCAGGGAGGTGTATTTATGCTGGCGCGCCCACTTGACAAAGGCCACCTCCACGCCACGGATGCCCTGCAGCGTTTTGCGGGACAGGTTGCCCCGGCTCTTGCGCTTGCTGTCCGGATTCAGACAGCCTTCCTTATAGGAGCGGTTCAGCACGTCCTGCAGCATGCCGGTGGTCAGGTCGCCGATGCGCCGCGCACCGATCACCGGCAGGATGTAGTTGCGCCCGAACTTCTCCACCTGCTCGATGTTGCTGGTGCCACCCGTGGCTTTGACCGAAATCATGTACTCGGCCCACACGTCTGCGCAGCGTTTTGTGGTGCTGCTGATGCCCTCGTCCAGCCAGACGTCCGCCTTGCGGTTCGCTTCGCGCTGGCCTGTCCGGCCGGGCTTAGTGCTGGTAAAGGTGCGGCGCACACCGTCCTTCTGCACCTTGATCTGCCAGCGGTTCTGGTTCGGCAGCCAGACCGCTGTATTCGTTCGCAATCCCATAAAAATACACCTCCATGGGTACACTTTGACAAGCCTGCCCGGAGGTGGTACAATAACAGTTGCTTAGGCTGGTATTGTTCCTCGTGAGCAAGCCACTCTTTGACGCCCTACCGGTTGCCGCCGGTGGGGCGTTTTTGTTTATACATCTTCTAAGGAATTACTTTCGGCAAGGGCAAAAAGCTCTGCGCTCGCCTCGCCGAGTTCTGTTTTTTGAGTATCGCTCATGTATTGCAGGTACGGCACAAATGCCTGATGATATTTTTCCGCCCAGCCTTTCTTTGCCTTTGCAGTTTTCAGGCTCCTGATTTTAACGCTGTACTTCTCCGCAGTGCGGTGGATGATCTCATTCACCGCCGCATCCCGGAATGCAGGATTCTGATATTTCTTCAAATCAGCAGTTGCGCTCACTGGTGCACCATACCTTTTGCATTTTTCCAGTTCCAGCAGTCGCCCAACGCAAAAGTCGTATCTCATAAAGAACGTGGCCGGGTCTGTTGTTGTTTCAAGGATTCTTGCACTCTCTCGCGCCTGTTTTAGGAACTGCGGAGCCAGAATCTTTGCGTTTTTCCGAGAATCAACCAGATCCATCTCACCCATCCATTCAGGGTTGGGTGTATAAATTTGCTTTGCATCATCAGAATCTTCGGCATCGCCTTGCAGATACCCGTCTTTGATGCCCTTTGCAGTTCCGTGGATCATGCTGAAAATCGAGAGTGCAACCCAAAAGACGACAACGCCGCAAACGAAAGACATCCCAAGTCCACAAGATGCTGATGCGATAAAGAACCCAAGACATCCAACCGCAAGACTGATAAAAACAAACTTTATCGGAACATTCAGGCCAGTCTTTCCGGAGGGCATCTTTGACGCAGCTCCTCCAATCGCTCCTGCTCCACGGAAAACGGCATCAATGCTCTTGTGTACTGTTTTATTGCCAGAATGCTTCCGGTGCCATTCTTTGCGGCCATAGGGAGAAAGTTTTTTACCCATACATTTCCTCCTCGGTTAAGTCTTCATTTTCCTTGTAATAGTAGTAAGCACGCCGGACATATTCCTCCGTGGTGTCCAGGAGCTCCGCAATCTCATCGGCATCACGGCCCTGCTTCAGCAGGTCGAACAAGACCTGCTTTGGAATCGCGTGCCGGATATACCAGTGATCTGCCCGCACCTCATGCCGCTCCACAATATCAAACGGAGTGGCCATAGAATAAAATCCGCCATACAGGCAATGGCCGAGCTCATGCCCGATGCGTGCCTGCTCTTCTGCATAAGTACAGGGCTTGGAATTGTCCAGCCCGATATAACACGCCCCATTGACTTCCGTTGACATGCTGCCAATGATCGGCATTGGGTAGCGCAGGACTTCCACATGATTTTCGGCCGCAACTTTATAAAAGTCAGCCCTTGTTCCCATTTGCATCCCGCTCCTTTATGAACCGGACAAACTGCTTGACCTCTTCATACTGGGCATCCGTCACGGGGCCGCCGCCAAAGAGAGCAAACTTAATATCATCCTCCGAAACCCCACCGGCACGCCCGGCGGGGCTTTTTTGTTCGCCGATCAGGTCATTCACCGACACTCCGAAGTAGACCGCAACCTTCGCGAGAGTATCGCCAGAAGGAACAGCCCCTGTATTCTTCCATTTCGTGACGGTCGAGTTGCTCAGACCAATTTCTTTTGCGGCACGGCTGCAGCTCACGCCCTTTTCTTGGCACAGTTCACTGTATACGTCATAAAACACAATTTTCAACGCCCCTTTTTGTGCAGAGCGCCAAATCTAACCAAATTCAGAAAATTCCATTGACTTTCTAACCAAATTCAGATATCATAGTGTCACAGTTGAATCCGGTTAGCAAACAAGCCCGGAATCAACTGAATGGCTCAGGCTAGAATTTGCGCTGGATAATTGTTAGCACCATCATCTTACCGCAAATTCTAACCAAAGTCAAGTTTTTAAGCTGAAGGAGGTTAGAATTGTATGCCTGCACAATGGACAGGTGAGCTTGTTGGAAAAATGCACAACGCCGGTGTCACCGGCAAAGAGCTGGCCGCACAGCTGGGAAAGAATCCGAAATACATTTCCCAAGTGCTGAACGGTCACTACGAGCCCAAGAAGGCAGAGCGCGAATTCAACGCTGCACTTTCCGCCATCATTGAAGGCCGTCAGGAAAAGGAGGACTGACCCATGGCAAAGAAACAGTTTCTGAAGCTCCGGCGGCTGGCCGAGGATCAGGACATCACCACGGATGAGCTGGCCGCAAAGGCGGGCATCGTGCCCCGCACGCTGCGCAAGCGCTTTGCCGCGCCGGAGAGCTGCGGCACATGGAACTGGGAAGAGATTGACGGCATCTGCCGCGCGCTTCACATCCCGCAGGAGCAGATCGGAGAGTATTTCTTCCCGAAGGTTGAGAAAGGAGCATGAACATGAAGGCAAAACTTTACATCGACAGTGAGGACTCGACCATCAAGGTCGAAGGTAGTCCCAGCGACGTGCTGCATCTTCTGGTGTGCGCAATCGCGCAGATTCTGAAGAGCTATTTCCCGGACGATTTTGAGCGGCAGATGGGCTGGGCGTCTGGACTGCTCTACAACACGATCCGCGCGCTGAAAGAGGAGGACGACGATGAAGATTAAGTCAAGAGTATGGCACTGGCTGGCCGTGGCCTGCGGCAGTGTGGGTCTGGTGCTGGGCATGGGTGCCGAGGGCACCGCACAGACGGGCGGCGCGATCAATGGCAACACCTTCACCACAGCGGTGGTGCTGGTCCTGCTGGGGCTGCTGTGCATGAAGCTGGGCTTCCTGGCGCAGGACCGTGAAGAACGGGAGGGCAAGGGCGGCCGCTATGGCAAAATCACCCGCAACCACGCACGCAATGATGACTACCCGCATGACAAGGAGATGGGCGCATGAACCGGATGCAGCACACCCGCCCTTGTGCCAGCTGCGGCAAGCTATTGTACAACGTTGGCAACCGGTGCAAATACTGCCCGGAGTGCTCCCGGAACCGCCACAACGCCAGCAACCGCAAGTGGCGGGCGTCTGGCACCAGGACCGAGCAGAGGCACCGGGCGCTGTAGAAGGCGACCGCAGAAGGCCGCCATGACGCGCTGCTGGCAGATGTCCGGGCCGCAGAACAGGCCGGGCTGAGCTACGGCAAGTATATGCTGACCAAAAACAAAAAGCCCGCCGGTGCTGGAACACCGACGAGCTGCAAGGGATGATGGATTCGCCAATCACATCACCCCGATAATACCACAAAATCGGAGGTTTTACAATGAAAGGGATCCTGATCGAGCCGGGCAAGGCCCCGGTGGTCACCGCCCTGCCGGACACATTGCAGGGCATCGAAGCCATGCTGGGCTGCGAATGCACGCAGGCGGTGCTGCCCCGCACCCCGGCGGTGCTGCTGTTCGGCGTTTTCGGCAAAGGGCTGAACCGCATCTATCGTGGCCATAACATCTACGGCACCATCCTCTGCTACGGCTGGAAGAACAACAGCCTTGTGCCCATGGGCAAGGGCCTGCAGGCCGAGATGCTGGACCGCCTGAAGGACACGGAGGTGAAGATATGAGCGAATATATCATCAGCCAGAACTGCAACGGTGTCAGCTATGCCTATTTCCGTGGACGCTTCTGGCGCTGGGACGAATCCGCACAGACCTGGAAGGAAAGCCATCTGCTGGCCCAGAAGTTCGACAAAGCCAAGGCCGTTGAAAAGTGGCTGACCCCGGAAGCGTTTCTGACCAGCGACGAGTTCATCCCGATGGACGACTACGCGCTTCCGGATCAGATGCTCACCGCCCTCAGGGATGCCAAGCCCTGCAAAAATGCCCCCATCGACCCAGTGGAAGAGGATTCTTCCTCGGGTGTTCCTGCTTCCTGCATCTGCTCTACCTGCACCTGTGGCGGGTGCAAAGAAGAATGCTTCGGAAACTGCCACAGCTGCGGCCATCCCGTGCAGGAGTGCAACAGCTACCAGACCGAAGGCGAAAAGCATTTAACTCCCGCTCACTCTGCGGATGTTGACAAACCGGAAGTGCCCGGAACCCAGACGGCACAGGACAAGCCCGCCGCTCCCAGCTTTGATTTTGGTGCAGATGACCAGACCAACGCCCTGCTGTTGCAGGATGCACAGACCTTCATCACCGGCAACATGGCCCGTATCATGGCGGCCAAACATGCCCACGACCTGACGGCCAATCACTACAAAGGCAGCTGGGGCAAGTGGTGCGCCGCCGTCGGCATCAGCCGGGACACCGGCGACAATATGGTGAGAGTTGCCGAACAGTTCGGCAACATCCAGCTGGAGGGTAAGTCAATTTTTGACGTGCAGCCCATGAAGCTGCTGTATGCAGCCGCCAAGCCGTCCACCCCGGAAGAGGTCAAACAAGCCGTGTTTACCGGGGACATCACTACTTACAAAGAGTACCAGGAAGCCCTTGCCCAGATCAAGGCCGAAAAGGACCGTGCCAATGCTGCCGAGGCTGAGCGGGACAAGCTGCTGGGTGCCCAGAATCGGGCTGCCTGGGCGGAAAGCCACATCCAAGATGTCGAAGCCCAGCGGGATGCCGCCCTTGCGGACGTGCAGGGCCTGACCGAGCAGAACGCCCGGCTGAATGCCGAAAAAGAAAAGGCAGTGCAGAGCTATAACGAAATGTACGAAAGCCGCATTGCGGCCAACCTCCAGCGTCAGAAGGCCGAAGCCGAACGCGACAGGGCCGAAGCCCGTGCCCACAAAGCCGAGGACGCCTTAAAGCACCAGCCCATCACCGCGGTGGTGGACGAGGAAGAAGTGGAACGCCGGGCCGCAGAAAAGGCGTGGGGCCTTGCGGATGCCCGCAACCGGGAGCTGCAGGAAGAGAACGACCGCCTGAAAAAGAACAGCGCCCAGCTGGAACGCCGGATGAAGGCCATGACCAGCCGGATGGACGACCTTGGACAGACCGACTTTGAAACCGCCAATCACTGCCCGGAGGCAATGCTTGCCATCTGGAACAGCTGCAAGGGCAGCTATTCCCGCCTGACGGGTGAGGACCTGGAAAACACCTTCCAGTACATCTGCAACACGCTGAATAGCATCCGGCAGGAGGCCGCATTGCTCTGCCGCCAGCCGGAGGGCTACGACGGAGGTGCCTGCTGATGAACCCGATGTATGGCCTTGCCCTGGACGGTTACGGCCCGCCGCTGGAACCGCCGGATGGTTATTATTTCCTGACCAACGAACAGCAGGCCGCACAGGAAGCGGCGGAACAGGAGAAAGACGAAGATGACGAATGAACTGACTGTCCGGGTGGAACGCCCGGTCATCCCGGCCATGCGCTGGAATGAGGAAGAAGTCCAGAAAAATTTGGACGAGCTTCTGGCCGCCTACACCGGCCGGGTGTACACCCCGGAATCCATCAAGGACGCCAAGGCCGACCGGGCCGCCGTCAACAAGTGGGACAAGCAACTGGGCGACGCTCTGCGGGCCGCGAAGAAGCTCTATACCGACCCGCTGGAAGCCTTTGGCCAGCGCATCAAGGCCATGCAGGCCCAGTGCAAGCAGGTGTCTGGGGCCATTGACCAGCAGGTCAAGGCCGTGGAGCAGGCCGAGCGGGAGGAAAAAGCGTCCTCCCTGCGGCTGGTCTACCGGGACTGCATCAGGGAGCTGGAACCGCTGATCTCTTTTGACCGGCTGCTGGTGCCCCAGTGGCTGAACAAGACATACGACCTTGCCAGAGCATCCAAGGAGCTGCGCCTGGCGGTGGAGACCCGGCGGGAAGAACTGCGCCTGATCCGGGACACCTGCGGCGAGGACGCCGAAGCCTGCACCACCGAATACCTGCGGGCCTTCAGCGTCAATGACGCCCTCCACGAGCATCAGCGCCGACAGGATGCCCGCGCCGCACAGGCAGAGGCCGAAGCCCAGCGGCAAGCCGCAGAGCGTGCAAAAGCCGCCGCACCGTTCGCCGCCCCTCCCTCAGAAGAGGAACGGCAGGTGCGGGAGGAAGCCCGGCAGGCCGCACAGAGCAACGCCTTTGTCACGGCTTCCGGCCGACTGGATTGTGAGGTGCTGCAGCAGTTCGCACAGCCCGCCGCACCGGCCCGCAAGCGCTATTCCTTCTGGGTGGAGTTCACCCCGGAGGACATTGCATGGTTCAAGCAGGGAGCCGCAGAGCGCGGCTTCCGGTATGGTTCTGTTAAGTAATGCAGGAGGTAATTTATATGGCATTCACTCGCAACGGCGCATCTGCGCCCACCACGTCCGCACCCACTTCCGCCCCGGTCCAGGGCACCGCATCCCGCATGGCTGCCATGCAGCAGCGCGCGGCCCAGAGCACGGCCCTGCAGGCCGCTTCCCCGTCCGTGCCGGTGGAGATCACCGCCGCAGATGGCCAGCATTTCACGGTTAGCTTTGCCGACGTGCGCAACTTCATCTGCGCCAAGGCCACCGACGCCGAGTGCAAGATCTTTCTGGAGACCTGCAAGCAGTACCGGCTGAACCCCTTCACCAAGGAGGCCTATCTGATCCACTACGACAACAACAGCGAGGACACCCCCAGCACCATCGTCCTGGGCAAGAACTGTTACATGCAGATGGCCGAACGGCACCCGGCCTTTGACGGCTTTGAGGCCGGCATCATCGTGCTGGACACGGAAGCCGGGCAGCTGGACCACCGGGAGGGTTCCATCGTCTATGAGGGCGAGGAGCTTCTGGGCGGCTGGGCCAAGGTCTACCGGAAAGACCGCACCCGCCCCAGCTACGAGGAGGTGAAGCTGGCCGAGTACGACACCGGCAAATCCCTCTGGAAGGGCAAGAAGGCCACCATGATCCGTAAGGTGGCCCTGGTGCATGCTCTGCGGGAGGCATTTCCGTCCACCTTCGGCGCCCTGTACGATGAGAGTGAAGTGCCCGTCCGGGTGGATGCCGAGGGCACGGCACGGGAGCTGGATGACGCGGCCCCTTCTCCCCGCTGGACCCGCATCCGGGACACCGCTGCCCAGGCGGACGCCCTGGCCGTGGAGGATGCCGACGAACCCGCTGACGACCCCTTTGCCGGAGGTGAGGACGCATGATCATCAAGACGAGCACCGGGGTGCTGCTCCATGGCACCCTCGCCAAGGATCCGGAGATCCGGAATGCCGGCCAGAAACAGGTGCTCAAGTTTGACATCAAGGCCCACAGCGTGAAGAACGCCGCCGGGAACTGGGAGGGCCTGTATGTGCAGGTAAACGTCTGGCACGGGCTGGAGCAGTGGGACGGGATGCTGCAGAAGGGCGACTATGTCACGGTCTATGCGCAGGAGTTGAAGAGCCGCGAATACAACGGCAAGACCTATTACAACGTGGACGCTGATGACATCCAGCCCGGCGGGCTGGTGACCTTCCGGTGGATGCAGACGCTGGCCGACATGATGGCCACTCCTGCCGCGCCGGAGATGACCCCCACCGAGGAGGCAACGCCCTTTGACCCGCCTCCGGCCTCGACCCCTGTGCAGACCACTTTGCATACCTCTTTGCAGGGCGGCCAGATGTACTCCGGTGAGCACCTTGCCGACTACGCGCCCCGCAGTGCAGCAGCAACCGCCGCAGACCTTCCCGCAGACGACGCCCTCATCGAAGACACCGATGACCTGCCGTTTTAACCCATTCAACCGAAAGGAGGTCCGGCCGTGGGCATTGACCCGACACGCGGGTTCGTGGCCTTCCCACGCGGCCTGACCGATTGGGAATGGTACACCGAGCCCAACACCGCCCGACTGTTCTTCCACCTGCTGCTCACCGCAAACTGGCAGGAGAAGCAATGGCAGGGCATCACGATCCACCCCGGCGAGCTGGTCACCAGCCGTGCCAGCCTTGCAAAACAGCTCCGGATGTCCGAACAATCCGTCCGGACGGCTTTGGAACACCTGCGATCAACCAACTGGATAACCATCCGGACAGGGCCGAAATACAGCGTTATCACGCTCAATAACTACGTAAGCATCACAGGTCTTAATCAGCTTACCAACCAGCTATCAACCAGCAACCAACCAGCTGCTAACCATAACTTAACCATTATAACAAACCAACAAGCTAACAAGTCCTCGTCTGCTGCGCAGCCGCCCCGGACGAGGACGACGACACAGCCCCTTGTGATGGAGTTCGAGAGCAGCATCGGCAAGCTGAACGGCAAAGGCAAGGCCGAGCTGGCGGAATACGCCGACCGGCTGGGCAATGAGCTGGTGTCTGCCGTGATCGGCAGGTGCGCGGATCTGGGCGGCCGCAGCTGGGCCTATGTGCGCACAGCACTGCAGGAGGCAGAGGCCGGCAAGTACCACTCGGTGGAGGACTACCGGAAAGCCCATCCCGTCGGGAGCGGACGGAACCGGCCTGTGAGCCGCCCGGAGCCCGGCGGGAACGACTTTCTGACCACGCCCATCGAACAAAGCCTGAAGCGGCTGAAAAAGAGCACAGCAAAGGAGGACGCACCCCATGTATTGGAACCCTGAGCACTACCCGGACCCCACCGACGGGGCCGCCCTCCGGCAGCTGTACCGAAAGGAGAAGGATTTGAACACCGGAAAACAGTTTGAAGCGGACTGGAAGAAGTCCATGCCGCCGGATGCGTGGTGCTACCGCCTGAAGGACAGCGCCGCCAGCTACTACGGCGGCAACGAGAACCTGAGCTTTTCCATCGACAACATCTGTGACTTTGACGTCTACCGCTACCCCATGCACCACTACTTCGAGTTAAAAACCATCGAGACACCCAGCATCCAGCTGACCAAGATCTTCGGCAGCTACGACCCCGCAAAGCAGCGGTATCACAAGCTGAAGCACATCACCGACATGGCCACGGCGGCGTCCTACAAGGGCCAGACGGCCCATGTAGTCATCAACTACCGTGGCAAGGTGAACCGCACCTTTGCGGTGCCCGCAAGCGCCGTGCTGGACTTTCTGCGGACCCAGACCCGCAAAAGTATTCCGTGGCAGTGGGCCGCCCTGCACGGCATCGAGGTGGAGCAGCACCAACTGCGGGTGCACTGGCGGTATGACGTGGACGGGCTGCTGAAGAAGCTGGAAGAAATGGAGGACAACGCATGATCCGCAAATGGACACCTGAGAGCGACAAACCAAAGCCGGGCGAAGCCAGCAATGTGCAGCAGCTGCGGACGTGGTTTGAACGACTGCCGAAAATGCGGGCAATGATTTGCCAGCAGCAGGAGCACATTGCAAGCCTGCGGAATGCCGCCACCACGACCACGTCCGGCACATCCGGCGCACCTGGGCGCTCCGGAACCAGCGACAAGGTAGGCCGGAACAGCGACGCCGCCATGGATGCCGAGCAGCATCTGCACGAGCTGAAATGCCAGTATGCCGAGATGCAGAAGGAAGCCATTGAAGTGGCCTACATGCTCCATGCAGACCCGGCGTCCATCAAGCGCAGCCGCTGCCTGATCCTGTATTACGTTGAGGGCAAAAAGCAGGCCGACATTGCGCCGCTGGTCGGCTATTCCGGCCCTGAAAAAGTCTCCCACGCGATTTCTGCCGGTCTGCATCAGCTTGCCGAGGTCGTAACCGAGCTGAATCTTAGTTGATTTGTGCAATCCGCACAACCTGAAGCGCCCTGCTTTTTACGCCCAGCGGCATTTACAGGGCAGCAAACTCTGTGGTTGAATTGTACCGTCGGCAAAGCCGAAAGGCTGACCGATGTACGCAGTCTCCGGAGCGGGGCTTTTCTTCCTTTTCCTGTTCCGCAGGCTGCTTCTATGTGCCTGTTGCGCAGTGGTCAGCGCAGCTCCCCGGGAGCATGGGACACTGGTTCGATTCCAGCCGGGCACACCACAACGCCGTGCCCCATCACGGCAGCAGCCTGACGCATGGGAGTGATTCACCCGCTTGTGGCTGCGTGTAGAGTGACAGCCCACTCCTTAGCTGTCCTCGCGACCTCCGCACGCGATCTGGAGGCCACATAATCCGTACGACGGTTTCTTAGTAGTTCATCCCCGTCAGGATGTGCGTCAATCGCCCCGCATGGAAACGTGCGGGTTTTTATATGCCGTTGTAGCTCAAGGAAGAGCGCCGCATCGCTAAGGCGGGTCAACATTGATGATACATCCACGTTGCAGGTGTCTGTGACCAATCACCGCAGAGGGCTGGCGTGGTTTGGTGCCGGTGCAAGTCCGGCCAACGGTTCCATCTGCGTGCCCTGTGAGGGGGCCGCGCAGCACGCCGGGTGTCTGGCGGCGTACGTTCCGGGCACAGCAGCACCATCCTGTATCCGCTGTCCAACAAACTGGTGCACAGGTGCTGCTTATTTTGCTTTATGGCCGTCCTCCGGGGCGGCTTTTGTTTTACCTGAACCATGAGAGGTGGTGACGTGTCCAACGAAAAGAATCTTATCCCGTTCAACAAGCGAACGGAGAGCGAACAGAGAGAGATCGCCCAGCAGGGCGGCATTGCGTCCGGCAAGGCACGCCGCCGCAAACGCAGCATGAAGGAAGCCGCCGACTATTACCTCAGCCTGCCGGAGACCGACCGCCGCCGGGTGAACGCCCTGCTGCGGGATGAGGTGGACCCGGAGGACGTGGATAACCAGATGAGCGTGGTCATGGGCATGGCCGAGGCCGCCAAGCGCGGCGATGCCCGCGCCGCCGGGGTGCTGCTGAAGATGCTGGGCGAGGAAGCCCCGCAGGAGGACCCCGGTGCAGACGCACTGGAAAATGCCCGCAAACTGCTGGGAGGGATCGACAGTGCCATTGACTGAGTATCAGCAAGCGTTTCTCCGCAACTGCTCCCACCGCTGGAACATCAAGACCGGGGCCACACGCTCCGGCAAGACCTATCTGGACTGCGCCGTCACCATCCCGCAGCGCATCCTTGCCGCGCGGGACGAGGGCCTGCTGGTCATGCTGGGCAACACCCTGGGCACGCTGGAACGCAACGTGCTGGAGCCCATGCGGGCGCTCTGGGGGCCGGATCTGGTGGGCATCGTGCGCACCTCGGCTTCCGGCAACATCGTGCAGCTGTTCGGCCGCAAGGTGTATGTCCTCGGTGCCGACAACAAAAAGCACATTGCCCGCATCCAGGGCGCGGCCTTCGAGTACGCCTACGGCGACGAGATCACCACCTGGGATGAGGGCGTGTTCCAGATGCTGAAAAGCCGTCTGTCCTGCCCGCACTCCCATTTTGACGGCACCTGCAACCCGGATAACCCCCAGCACTGGTTCAAGAAATTCCTCGACTCGGACGCCGACATCTATTGTCAGGCCTACACCATCGACGACAACCCCACCCTGCCGCCGGAGTTCGTGGCCCAGCTGAAAAAGGAGTACACCGGCACGGTGTACTATAACCGGTTCATCCTGGGGCAGTGGGCTGCGGCAGGCGGCATCATCTACCAGCCCTTCGCCGACAGCCTTGCCGAGGGCGGCGACCGCCGGTTCCTCTGGCCCGCCGGGACGCCCTGCAAGCCGTGGCGCGTCCACATCGGGGTGGACTTCGGCGGCAACGGCTCCCAGCACGCCTTCGTGGCCACCGGCATCCTGCCGTACTACGCGGGCGTCGTGGGGCTGGCTTCCGCCCGCATCGACCCGAAACATCAGGATGCCGATTACCTCGCTTCGCAGCTCATCACCTTCTGCACGGCGGTGTTTGCAAGGTACGGCGAGATCCACTACCTGTTCTGCGACAGCGCCGAACAGACCCTCATCAACCACATCCGTGCCCGGCTGCGGGCCAGCAACCTGTTCTGGCTGGCCGACCGGGTGAACAACTCCGCTAAAATCCAGATCATCGACCGCATCCGCCTGACGTCCATCCTCATGGGCGGCGGGCGGTTCTGGTATCTGCCCGAAGCCGCCACCCTGCGGGACGCCCTTGCAAGCGCCCTGTGGAGCCAGAAGCACCCCGGCATCGACGAGCGTCTGGACGATGGCACCACCGACATTGACACACTGGATGCGTTCGAGTACACCATTGAGCGCGACTACAGGAGACTGACTGCACGATGAACGTCATTGCTTTTATCGAATACCTGAACAAAACGAACAAAACGAAGAATCTGCAGCTGGATCCGTCCTACTACAGCCGCATTGAGACGTGGCGGCAGTGGTGGCAGGGCAACGTGCCCGGCGTGCACAACATCCGCATCCGGCGCGAGGACGGCGACCACACCCGCCGCCGGGCTTCGCTGCGGATGCCCAAGCACGTCTGTGAGGACTGGGCGAACCTGCTGCTCAACGATCAGACCACCTTCCAGATCGGGGACGCGGCCACCGCGGCCTATCTGCTGGGCAGCGACGAGCAGCAGACCGGCGGGCTTTTGCGGCAGCTGCATTTCTGGCCAAACGCCAACCAGCTGGTGGAAAAGGCCTACTGGTCCGGCACCGGCGCGTTCGTGCTGAGCGTGGAGGGCGTCCGGGGCAAAAACGGCACGCTGGAAGCGGACCCGGATGCCCGCATCCGGCTGGACTACGACCCGGCGTCCTGCATCCTTCCGCTGCGGGTGGAGCGGGGCGTGGTCACCGAAGCGGCGTTTATTTCCGAGTGCCTCATGGACGGCAGGCCCTGCGCCTACCTGCAGACCCACACGGTCAGCGGCACGCAGCGCACCGTCCGCAACGAGTGGTTTGCCATTTCTGAGGGGCCGGACGGCACGCCGGTGTTCACTCCGCACAAGGCCCCGCCGGGCATGGTGGAGAGCCTGACCGTGGACGGCTCCCCGGCGTGGTTTGCGCTATTCAGCCCGGCGGCGCTCAAGAATATTGACACCGGCCTGGGGCTGGGCATGAGCGTCTTTGCCGAGGCGCTGGACGCCGCCCAGGGCGTGGACCTTGCCTTTGACAACTACCGGCAGGACCTGTATCTCGGCGGCAAGAAAATCTTCTACGACCGCAGCCTGTGCAAGGTGGTGATCGGCGATGACGGCAAGCCCCGGTACATCCCGCCCGACGACCTGAGCACCCAGCAGTTTTATTCCCTGCCGGGGCGGGACGGCAGTCTAGATGCCTCCCCGGAGTGGCACGAGTACAACCCCGACCTGCGCACCGAGGACAACCACCAGGCGGTGCAGGACATGCTGAACCTGATGAGCTTCAAGTGCGGGCTGGGCTGCCACCGCTACAGCTTCGAGAACGGCACCGTGGCCACCGCCACCGAGTACACCGGCAGCCGGCAGGATCTGGTGCAGAACGCCAACAAGAACCAGATCCCCATCGAGAACGCGCTGATCGGCATCCTGCGAGCCATCCTGTGGGCGGCGAAGAACCTGCTGGGCGCGGACGTGGACCCGGAAACCAGCATTTCCGTCAACTGGGACGACAGCTATATCATCAGCCAGCAGGAGCGCACCGCACAGCTGCGGGAGGACGCTCTGGCAGGCCTTGTGCCCCGCTGCCGCTACCTCGCCGCCCGCTATGGCCTGAGCGAGGACGAGGCCCACCGGTGGACCGAGGAAGCCAAGGCCGACAGCCAGACGGACGAAGTCCTCACCTTTGGCGGGGGTGCCTGATGCTGCCGCCGTCTACCCTCGACCGCATGCCGGACGCCTTTGTGGCGCTGTGGCAGGGCGTTGAGGATGAGATTTTAAAGGACATCGCCCGGCGCATCGCCAAGACCGGCACCATCACCGAGACGGCCAACTGGCAGCTGTGGCGCTACCAACAGACCGAAGCCCTGCGCAGCGACGTGGTCAAGCTGCTGGCGAAGTACAGCGGCAAGAGCGACACCGCCATCCGGCAGTTGCTTTTGCAGGCGGCCACCGAAGCCATGGAGCGGGAGGACGCCATCTATTACCACTATGGGCTGGAGCCGACGCCCTTTGAAGAGAGCGCCGCACTGAACAATCTGTTGGACGCCGGAGCACGCCAGACGGCGGGCACCTGGAAGAACCTGACCGCCACCACGGCCAACACCGTCACAGGCCAGTTTGAGCGCACCCTGGACGCCGCATGGGCCAAGGTGAGCACCGGTGCCTTCGACTACAAAACCGCCGTCAAACAGGCTGTGGACAGCCTTGCAGATGGCATGAAGTTCGTCACCTACCCCACCGGCCACACCGACACGCTGGAGGTTGCCGCCCGCCGGGCGGTGCTCACCGGGGTCAACCAGACCGGTGCAAAGCTGCAGGTGGCCCGGGCCGATGAGATGGGGGTGGAGTTCTTCGAGACCACGGCCCACGGCGGGGCCAGGCCTTCACACGCCGAGTGGCAGGGCAGGCAGTTCCACCGGGGCGGCGCTGTAGACTACATGGGCAGACATTACCCGGACTTCGAGGCCGCCACCGGCTACGGCACCGGGGCCGGGCTTTGCGGCTGGAACTGCCGTCACACCTTCTTTGCCATCTTCCCTGAGCTGGGTGCACCGCCTGCATGGACGCAGGAGAGCTTGGAAGCCCTCAACGCCCGGGACATCGAGTACAACGGCGGCAAGTACACCCGGTACGAGATCAGCCAGATGCAGAGAGCCAGAGAACGCAATGTGCGCAGGTGGAAGAAACGGTATCTCGCCGAGACGGCCGCCGGGGTGGACACCACCGATGCCGCCGTGCGGCTGAAAGCCGCCCGCCAGAGCCTTGCGGAGTTTGCCAAGGCCACCGGCGGACGGGTGGACAGTGCACGGGTAAGCGTGCCGAAGTTCGGCAGGAGCGAGGGCAGCAGGGCAAGCGCACAGGTGCGGAAAGCATCCTCTACATACAGCAGCTTGAACACAAAGGCGAAACCTGTTACAATGCAGTCAATCGCAAATGTTAAGGCGTTCAGCTGTGACACACTGGATGCCGCCGGGCAGCAACAGCTGAAAAACGCCCACAAGCGCCTTCTCATGGTCGCTTCAAAGCAGCCGGAAAATGTTGAAGTGGGCAGGGTGTTCGACATCAAGATGAAGCCGCTGACGAAAGATATCATCGGCTTGCCGGATGGTCATTCTGTTCAGCTACCAAACCCGGATGTACCCTATATTGCGATTCATACCCATCCTGCATGCGGTAGCTTTTCAAATGGTGATCTGCGGCAATTTACGCGAAACGCAAATTTGAAGTTGCTTACTGCTCTTGGGCATGATGGGCATATTTACGCAATCGAAAAGACTTCTACTTTTCAAGAAAGCTCCGCGAAACAGGCCATTCGGAAAATGGATTGCGCAATTGATGAATTGCTCAAGTCCACGCTGACGGATGAACAGGTTCTTGAAAAGGCAGAAGGGGTTATTTCGGACTGCATAAAGGAGTTGCAGAAAAATGGTGCCAAATTCTACGAATAAACCTTCTTACACAGAACAGGAAGTCAGGGAAATGCAGCAGGTTCTTCTGGAAACTCCTGTAGACCCGGCATATGACGATATTTGCAACTCATTTTACGATGGGTGGGACAGAACTGTACACCGTCAGATGTATGCTCGTGACTGCTACAGTATTTTGAAAGAACTTGGAAAGCTCCCGCCCGGCATCGAATAACCTTAACCACCATCCACCCGGACGGTGGTTTTCTTTTGCCCATTTTTACAGAAAGGAACGAACCATGAAAAAGATTCTTCTCGCCCTTGCGCTGGCCACATCCATTCTGCTGTGTGGCTGTTCCAGCGAAGCCGAAAAGGCCAACTACAACATCTCCAAGCAGGCTGATTACTTCGAGAGTGAGCGCAAGATCACCGTCTACAACGCCCGCACCGACAAGGTGATCATGGAAGCCGAGGGCTACATGTCCATCTCTAACAACTCGAGCAACGAGCTGGTCTGTACAGTAAAGATCGGCCCCGATACCTACCGCAAAAACTACATCTATCTCAATGACTACACGATGTATGTAGTGGAGGACATCACCGGCACGCATACGGACCCGTACCACTACAAGCTCTATTTCCACACGGACGTACTGCCGAGCGTAGAGGTCAAGCCGTAACCCCCCAAGCCATTCAAAGCACTGTGCAAAAAATGCACGGTGCTTTTTTCATGCCGTCTTAGCTCAGCAGGAAGAGCGGCTGCCCCGTAAGCAGCGGGCCGATGGTTCAAGCCCATCAGGCGGCACCACGCAGTGGGCGGTGCGTACCCCGTCCAAGACCGAATACTGACAGCGAACAGTGTATAAAAACTGTGGTCACACCCAACGAAAGGAGTTTCCACCATGAAACGCGAAGATGTGAAGAACAAGATCCCCGGCATTACCGACGAGCAGCTGAACTGGCTCATGCAGGAGA